TTTGTCAATAGCCAATCGCATATCCTAATAAAATAGTTGCCATTGCTATGTGCGCACCAATGCAAAGTGCCACTGCGAAAATTGTAATAAGGTCTAAAGCCAGGATTCTTAGGTGTTTCATATCTATCCCCATTGTTGTGCCATTGCTAATGCAATTCCGGTGTACGTTTTACTTCTAAGTTTTGATCTGTCTTTTGATGGTGGCATCCTCCAAATCCGTTGTTCCTTACCCTCTACTACGTCTGTCGGTGTAAGTTTCGGTAGACCTTTAAGCCATAGACAAGTCGCCTTGGTTTCGCCGTGTCCAAACATCCAAGGTTGTACTATCTGGTCAGGCTTGCGCCATCGTGTAGATACACACCCTATAGGATTCTCGATTGCTATCCGGTCACAGTCGGCATTTGCTATCTCCATAAAGAACTCGAATGCCTTGTCTGTGAGTATCGCTCTTTCTGGTCGTCGCTTATTCCAGTGAAGACCACTACTGCATAGGTACGTGCAAGGTGGGAATGCGATAATCATATCCCACTGCTGACTACGTATTGTTTCCAAGGCATCACCAATAATATGGGGATTGTCATTGCCTGACGAACTGGGTATCAGGTCACAGGATACAGCGTGGTGTCCTCTCTGGATGAACGCGTCACGAACAACGCCCGATTCTTCGCAGGCTATTAGTATATTCATTTGGTCACCTCTGGTGTTGTTATAATTTGTTTATATTCTTTCATCTTACATACGTGTCTAGCGACTGCCTCCATTTCTAAAATGCTATATCCATTTACAACATCCATACATACCCAGCCGTGACCAGTTTCTCTAAAGTCCCTTACCACTGCTATTCTGTCATTGCCTAGGTAAAAGACAATTGCATTTGTGTATACTTCTGCGAAGTGGTTGTTATCAAGTTCAATCATTTGGTCACCTCAACCCAGATCATCATAATGCGTTCGTTGTTACTATTGGATACCCATACGTGATGACCACCACGTCCACATTTGATGCCTGCTGTACTGTTTTCAGTCAGTACCTTACAGTCACATAGGATCATATCGAGTAGGTAGCTTCTGAAGCTATCGTTTGATAGACGGGCTAGCATTTTGTTAAATGTACAGTCGTATGGGAATCCGTCTTTGTGTCGATTCCAGAATGCTATAGACTGTATGATATTCGTTACAGGCATTTGGTGTCTATCGTCGAACGCATTGTTCTCTAGTCTGAATTTCATATCCCATTGTAGGGTGGGTCTTGGTTGTAGTAGGTCAGTGTTAGTCATTGTTTACTCCTGTGTTTTACTGAATATAATTATGTGTCTTTCACCGGCTAGATATGAGTGACAACATTCACAATTTCGTGAACTGAATTCACAAACATCATCATCACTATTTGATACATATCCGTACTTTTCTGTAAGTTCCGTTAGGCACTGTTCGATATGGTTGATCTTGATCTCGGACTCCTCTGGACTATAGTGATAATCGAATGGAGTTAGGTCGCCCGTTACGTATGTGTGGCAGTCGTAGCATACTTGTAATTTTGTTATTGTCATTTGTTTACCCCATAGTTAAATTCTTTACTTGTTAAAATGCTGTAACAATTCCATTTTTCATCTTCCCAACAGTAGGATAGACCTATGCAGTCGCCATCTGGGGTTTCATACATCCAGCAATCGATGTGGTGTCCTTGTTTTTTGCCCTCCTCTGAAACTATGAATCTGATACTTTCTTTTATTTGTTCTAAGGTCATATCGTAATAATGTCTTGTATGACTCGCGCTGATTAATCTCATTGTTTACCCCCTTAACTGTTGAGTAGAATCCCACTCTTTAATGATGATGATGTACTCAGTCTTGTGACACTCACTATTGAACCCGATAACGTCCCATCCATTCTCTAGTAGATAGTCAACTGCGCCCTGTAACGCGTTACTATATTCGTAGTTGTACGAGATAGTTACTGATTGATTAAAGTGATGGTCGATTATTTTGATACGGGAACCCTTTGTATTTGTAGGTCCTAGGTATTTTACATTTAGTATACGTGTATTGAAACAAGATAGTTCTTTTACTTTTCTGTATCGGTCAGTCATTGTATTACTCTTGGTTGAATGGTTAGTATTAATCAACTGTTTTGTTGATACTTTAATCTTAACATAGGTAAAACAGATATGCAAGTAAAGTATTAATCTTTTTTATTCTTTTTATTCTGTACATATTCTATTGTTTACTGTTTATCGAGTATGTAGAATGGAAAAAATAATTAAAAAAAGTTTCATTATGTGTAATTACATTGGTGTTATTGCTGTTTTATTGGTTCAATGTATTGTTAATCATCACCAACACCATCACCACTAAACCCACTAACTAATTTCCATCATCTTTATATCTCTCTTTTAATATACAAATAAATATGATATATAATATTTTATACCACTTTCAAACCAGGATATAATTATATGTCAGACCAACTAATTAAACGGAAACGAGGTAGACCAAAGGGTAGTTCCTCAGGTAGGCTATTGTCCCCAGTCGCTCTAATGAGTAAGGCTATTAAGGAGCAGAATATAAATGCGCTTCTTTGGTCATACATAACGCTAGCCCAAAGTGAGATAAAAAATAATGGCAGTTGTGTTACGTTTAACGGACATAACTTAAACCAGTTTGTGTCACTTTTACATCAAAGAGAAGTGACACAAAAACTAGGCGAACCCGATAATACCGATATAGTAGAGATACAGAAGTGGATAGCGTCAAGTGATATATCAGATGACACATAGTGAAACGTGGTTTATGTCAAGTGACACATCCCACCCTCGACCCTTGGGAATCCCCCTTATGGCATATGGCATATACTCATTACAACGGGCGCAGGCGTGTGTGCCTGGGTGCGTACGCGCGACCTTGGGGTTCCCCCGTAGGGGGAAAGGGTGCCGGATATGAATGAACTCAGCATTCAGGAAGTCTTTGCAGATCCGTTCCAGTTCATATCTAGGTTACGGATTGTCAATAAGTATGGCAAGATTGTTCCGCTACGTCTGAATGCAGAACAGATAGACATCATCAATGCATTGGAGGAGGGCGAGGATACGTTGGTTCTTAAGCCTAGGCAGATTGGTTCATCTACTGTAGTGTGTGCGTATATGTTCTGGAAAGCATACACTGCTACTACACCATTGACGTGTGTTATTCTGTCATACAAGATTGCTAGTTCTAAGCATCTACTGCATATACACAAGAGGTTCTATCAGTATCTGCCAGTTGGTTTACAGCGTGAGGTAGAGATTAACAATACAACAGAGTTAGCATTCAAAGGTGGTGGTAGGATTGTTGCATCTGCAGCAACTCAAGCAGGTGGTCTACGTAGTCAGACTTGTTCTATGCTACATATATCTGAGTATGCCTTTGCAGAGAATCCAGAAGAACTTAAGGCTAGTGCTATCAGTGCATTGAATGATGGACAGTTAATCATAGAGAGTACAGCAAACTACTACAATGATGCATTGTGGAAAGAGATACATAAGCATCAGATAGGAGAGGCTAGATGGAACTACTTGTTCTTTCCTTGGTATAGACATGCAGAATATACAATGGAAGACATACCTATAACGTTGACTGATACAGAGTTAAAGTTACAAGAGGACTATGGACTGACACTAGGACAACTATGTTGGAGAAGAGAAAAGGTTAGTAAGTTAGGATGGGAGAAGTTTGTAAGAGAGTATCCATTAACACTAGATGAAGCATACAGAATTAGTGGCAATACATACTTTACATACGAAGACTTTGAACATATAGATGTAGTACAGGTTAATCCTACAGAGTGGGTAACATTCGAAGAACCTAAGCCAGATGATACGTATGCTATTGGTGTAGATGTTAGTGGTGGTGTTGGTAGAGATTATGCAGTAGTGTATTGTGTAAGCAGGATAACATTACAGCCAGTGTGTATATACAGAAGTAATACAGTTAGTCCGGTACAGTTAGCAGATTATATATACGATATGAGTGTGACATATAACAATGCATTGACATTAGTAGAGAGTAACAACTATGGATTGGCAACGATTAATGAACTAATGCACCAGGGGTTTTATAAGTTATGGAAAGACAGTCATACAGGTAAAGACTTCTTAACGACAAGTAGAACCAAGCCATTGTTGTTTGAGAACTTAAAGAAAGGAATACAGACAGGTGCTATACGTACTATCGACAACATCACGGTTACAGAACTTAGAAGTATAACGGTAGATGAGAAAGGAGTGTTAAAGTTTGGTGATGATATGGATACACACTGTGATAGTGCAATGGCAATGGCATTGGCATATTGGTGTTTGAATAGTGTTAAGATAAAAGAGAGAGCATATTTGCCAGAGTGGATAATCGCACAAAAAGCAGATAAGGTGTTATCGAATGCAGGTGTTAGTCCTCAACTGCATAGGAGATACTAATGGCTAGAACAAAAGCAGAGATAGTACATCTAATACGAACAGTACTGGATGAGCATAATCATTTTTATGATCAGTTAAGACCGGAGTTAAAGCGTTATCGAGACGTGTATGAGAATAGATTCTGGCAAAGTGAGTATATGGATGATACAATGATTCGAATAGAAACTGCGGATTGTTTTAGTTATGTTGAGGGGTTTATTGCATCGTTGTTTAGTCGCAATCCTGCTATTGTTGTTGGTAAGGACGCTAGCGAAACAGCAGGTAGACCAGAAGTAGCACAAGCAATTATCAATCGGTTTTTGTTTGACAAGCGTGAACAGTTGGAAATAGCCAGTAGACTTGCCCTTATTTATCCCTCAAGTTTCCTCAAACTGTCACCTACTGAAAGCACGGATATACTGGAAAGAGTAACGATCCGTGCTTTGCCTTGTTGGGAAGTGATAGTAGATATGGACGCCAATAGTTGGCAGGACCAAAGGTTTATAGCACATACATATTATTTAAGTATACCGGAAGCAAGAGAAAAGTTTGGTAGCAAAGACTATACTGCAATTCCAAAGGTAGAGTTTTTTACACCTCAAGAGAAGTTTAGTGGTGTTTCTGATGATTTACCAGATGATTATCTGTATATCCAGGTAGTAGAGTTTTATGATATGTTGTATGACCAATTGTATTTTTGGTCACCAAGTTACAAAGAGGGTGAGGGATTGTTGGCAAAGGAAGAGATTCCTGTAAGAACGTATGATGATCAGCCATTAACACCTATCTGTCCTTTGTTTTATAGTCGTAAGCCAGAGAAACCAATGCAAGGTTTGTCTGCTGTGAGTCGTGTGTACGATCAGTTTTACGAGAAAAACATATTAAGAACGTATTGGGCTAATGCCATTCGGAGAGATTCACGTCAGTATCTTTACAAGGAGGGTGCGCTTGATGAGGAGTCTCTAGCAAAAATTACTGCTGGTGTTGATGGTGCAATGATTGCAGTAGATGAACCTGTGTTACAAGGCGTGATACAACCTTTAGGTGTAGAGCCAATGAGTAACAACTTTGAGAGGTACTTAGGGTTTATCGAAGATGACATCAACCGTGGTAGTATACTTGCGCCGTTTAGTAGAGGGGAAGCTACGAAAGCGACAGCAACCGAAGTAGCTGCATTAGCCCAATACTCTGCAAGTGAAATTGGTAAGTTGGCACGTGAAAGAGATGGTGCTATTGAAATGATAAGTACTGTATACTTACGTATCATTGCTTTAATAGCGGAAGAAAAAGAAATTGCCGTTATTGAAGTAGACGAAAAGCCGGTAATCATAACATCACAAGACCTAGATGCAAAGTTTAAGATTGTTGCATTGGATCAAAGTTCTACACCATTGTCACAGGCTTTAAAAAGAAGTAACATTGTACAACTATTACCAACACTAATACAACTAGGTGTTAAGCCTGATACGATTAAAGAAGAGTTAATTAGACTCTTTGAAATGCCAGATTCTTTTAAAGAGGTTATACAACAAGCAATGCCACCACAAGGTGCAATGGGTACTCCTGGAGAAGTTGAAACTGTTGCTGGTGATATAGGCGCACAAGGCGAACTTCCAGCACAAGCCTTTGCAGAATCTATTAATAAAGGTAGATTGTAATGCCGTTATATGAATACAGATGCTGTGATTGCAACAAAGTACATGAAGAAATCTTATCTATTAATGACCCTGAACCGGTTGAATGTGGTGTTGATACTACTGATTATGGTTGTGGTGGTTCTATTTATCGTTTAATGTTTGCTCCTAGTGCGCATACAAGTTGGAATACAACTGGTCGGTATGGTGCTGATGGTTATTACAGTAAGGCTTTAGGTACTCACGTTGATAGTCCGCACAAAGAGAAAAAGATTATGGAGTCCAGAGGCTTTGTGTGTGAGGCAGACTTGCCTAAACATCGGTGGGATGATGCAGTTGAAGCACAAAAACAACGTGTAGAGTTTCAAGATAAATGCATTGACACCTACACAACAGCATTAGATAATGGTAAAACAAAAGAGGAAGCGGTCGTGGAAGCATTCACTGCTGAAGATGCGCTATCTGGTAAACTTGAAAAAGCATTCGCAGGAGAATCAAAATGAGAGAAGAAGAGATGGATCAGCCAACTATGGAAATGGAGATTGAAATACAAGGTGCTGAAGATGAAGATGAGATGATGTTTGAAGATATGGCTCCAGAGGGTAACTATACTCCGAAAGCATTAAACAACTTGGTTAAAGCGACTAATCGTTTACTGCCATTGTTTGGTCAAACACCTGATTATCCTACCTTTAGTGAACCTCTTACTAAACTACCAACTGACTTTGTTCGTGTACTTATGATGTTTAGTGGTGCTATTGATGATGCCGTTGGACAAGACCTTATCGATGATGAGATGTCTTTTGAACTTAGCGAGATTACTGATGACGCAATGTTGAATATGCTTGCCGGTAAGATTAACAATCTAGTAAACTCTAAAGAATTTAAACGCTACTTAAAAGAAACACCTAGTGGTGATGTTGAAGAAGAGATGGATATGTCTGCTGGTGAATCTATGATGGGTGGTGAAGCACCTGATGAAGAACAGATGGACGCTTTGTTTATGGAGAGAATGTAATGCCAGGAAAGAAGAAAGGTTTGTACGCTAATATTCACGCAAAACGCAAACGTATTAAAGCCGGTAGTGGTGAAAAAATGAGAAAGAAAGGAAGTAAGGGCGCTCCTACTTCTGCAAATTTTAAACGTGCTGCAAAAACAGCAAAGAAAAAACGTAAACCAACAACGAGGAAATATTAAAATGAATGACAACACTCCTATTCAAGGAACTGTCGCTGAAGATACAACTGTCGATAACGTCGAGTCTGTCGAAACTACAGGCGAAGTTGACTCTACTGATCCAGCGTCCGATGAAGAAACTGAAACACACGAAGAGCAACTATTAACCATAGACGAGTTATTAGACTTAGGTGAAGAGGATTACGAAGAATTTACTGATGATGCTAATCACAAAGGAATGAAACCATTACACGAATGGATGAAACACATACCCGAAGATGCTAGGAAACACGTTGCTAATATACGTTCATCATATACTCGAAAGACACAAGAGTTGGCTGAAATGCGCAAACAACTCGAAGCCGAACGAGCAGAGTTGCAAAGACAACAAGACTTGTCGCTTAATAACCCATACCTCAGACAAGCAGAGGAAGAGTTAGCAAAACACCAAGAAGAAGAGTACGACTTGTACACTCCAGAGGGTATGCAAGCAGAAATTAAAAGACAAGCTGCACAAATGTTGCAAGAGATGATGAAGCCTGCACAAGAAGAAATGCAGATTAAACAACGTCGTATGCAACTTGAACAGTTTAAAAGTGATAATCCAGAATTAATGGATGATCAATACAGAATGCCTATTGCTGAAATGCTAAGAGCCAGACCGGAACTTAGGCTTGAAGATGCCTTTTACATTGTAAAAGCAAAAGTAGATGCAGAAAAAATATCAGCAGAGCGAAAAGAACTGGAGAAACAACGAACTTCACGACGGCAAACATTGCGGAAAACAAGCACAGGTAAATCAGTAAGTCCATCTGGTACTCCTAAGTTTCGTGATGCTTGGTCTGCATACCAATACCACAAGTCACAACAGGCAAAGAAATGAGATACTACAGATTACAAAATTTAGTTTTGCGCCCCGATAGATTTCACGTCGGTAGAAAAATTGATAAAATTATTATACATCATAGTGCAAGTCCATCAACAACAACAGTAGAAGATATACGTAAGTGGCACGTCGAAGATAATGGTTGGAACGATATAGGATACCATTTTGTAATTACTGAAGATGGTGTAATTCACGAATGTAGACCGTTGGCTAAGATTGGCGCACATACAAAAGGCAATAATCGCTATAGTATTGGTGTTTGTGTTGTTGGTAACACAAGTGTAATTGCTCCTAGTATGACACAAATGGCACAACTTACTTCGTTAATAAGAGCATTAAGTGATGATTTTGTATTAGAGCCAGAAGATGTATATGGTCATACAGAACACGGTGAAACAGAATGTCCTGGTGCATTCTTAATGGGATGGATTGAACAATATAGATCACACCTTGGTTGACACCACACTATTTTATTACTATTATAAGTATTAAGAGACTCTACGGAATACCTCGACAACACTCCGTCTGGAATACGTTAAACTAATCTATTAATATTTATTAAGGTAATACAATGGCAATTTCTAATGATCTATTGTCGTCAACCTTGTATTCCATCCGTGATGGCGAGGTTGATGAACTATTTCAAAAAGTCGCATTCCTAGATAATGCGAAACGATATAATGGGATTGAATATGAAGATGGTGGTATTAAAATCCAACGTCCTCTTTCAATCGCTGAACACTCACAAATTACAAATCTTCCAACTGGATACGAAGCAGTTAACTTGGCTGTTAAAGATGTATTGCAACCAGCCATTTACGAATGGTCTGATTTCACTGCACCTATTGTTATCACTAAGAAAGAAGAGTTGGAGAACCAAGGCGAGAAAGCAATTGTTAAGATTGTTGAAGCACGTATGCGTTCTGTAATGGGTATGCTACGAAGAGAGTTAAACAAACAACTTTTGCGTGGTAACTCAACAATTCTTACTACTGTAAACACACTGAATGGTGCTGTTCCTGGTGGATTCTTAGAATGTGAACAAAAAGGACCTGGGAATTCACAAAACAATGTAGTTGGTGGTATTTCTAAAGCTACTTACAGTTCTACTAATGGTTGGCAGAATCAAATCTTTTCTGTTGGTGGTAATGGTGCTGGGGCTTTTGGTACTGATGGTATTAGAGGTATGCAACAACTTGCTATCCAAGCAAACTCAGTAACTCACATGGGAGAAATTAACTGTGTGCTTATGTCTGAAGCGTGTATGGCAAACTACCGTCGTGCGTTGTTCGCACAAGAGCGTTATATCAACGAAAAAACTCTTGATGGTGGACGTATGCAACTAGCCTTTGGTGGTGCTGTAGTTGAACAAGACTTAGAACTAGGATTCTCTGTAACCTCAGCAGACTTTGGTGGTAAAACTGGAGCATTATCTGCTTACTTCCTTAACTTTGATGGAGTTAAGTTATGTATGCATAAAGATGCTGACTTTGCAGTTTCGCCTTTCGAACATATTTCTGGAACTACTGCACGTGCAGCTCAGTTGTATGTTAAAATGCAATTGATTGCAGACCATCTTGGTTCTTGCGGTATTCTTTTCGATGGCGACAACTTTTAAGGAGGTTTATTATGGCTACTCAAAATATTATACAATACTTGGAAACATCTCAGTACAATGCGCTTCCTAATCCTGGTGGTTTATTACCAGTTGGTGAAGCTGCAATGAACCGTAGACAAGTTGAAACCTTTATTTCAGGCGCAGCTATTGCAGCTAATGATTTGGTTTGTATCGACCTCAGTAAAACTGATAATAGTGAAAAAGTAATTACTATTATTAAGGCTGATGGTTCGGCTGGAACTAAACGTATGTGTGTTGGTTTTGCTTTAAATGCAGCTTCTGGTGCTGGAGAGACTGTTGACGTTACTATTGCTGGACTACACGCAGAAGCTAATTGTGCAGACAGTGGTGGTACAGCAGTTGCAGCTGGTGATTTTTTAAGTCCATCCGCAGTTGCCGGACGAGCAGATGAATACGTTGCAGGAGATACCGTACCTCCTATAGGGTATGCATTGACAACTGCAGCTAGTAATAAAGCAGCTGTTTTTGTTATTAAACAAATGTAATTTCTTTCATTGTTGTTTTGAGGGTGGGTGGTTCCGAGACATTACCACCCACCCTTTTTTATTGGAGACAGTATGGCTAATCTAAAAGCATTACGTGAAAAGGTTAAGAACATTACAGATTATAGTCCTGAACTACAGCAGTTTAACGATCAACTTGATGAACTAATCAATGACGCATACTACTGTATATGGACTATGAAACGGTGGAACTTTGCTACCGAACTAGACTTTTTGCGTTTTCACGTAGACATTACTGCAACTACAGACCTAGAAAACGCAGTTACAACTGCTGTATACCTGGCTGTGAATAGAGGTGAACGTAAAGTTACACTTAGTGCTGGTATTGATAGACTACACGATCCCGATATATGGGAGGGTCAACCTATAGAAATAGATACTATGGAGTATACTATCTCTAAGGTATTGTCAGTTACTGAGTTGTTATTAACAGAGGCGTACAAAGGAACAACGTATACATTAGGAGATAAGTATACTGGATGGAAGATAAAGAAAAGATTCTATGATTTACCAGAAAACTGCTTAGAACTATTGTATCTTGGACACAGAGATTATCCATATACTAGTGTTACAGGTTCACAAAACCCTTATGGTAAGTCTACAGCAATCCTACCACGAAGAGAAGAGGATCTTGATCTACGTGTAGACTATGCGAATTCTTATGCAGAAGCATACATAACAACACCAACAATAGATATACCTCCAGCAGAAAACATTAAGTTAGAGGAATCTGAAACAGCAGGTAACTTTGTTACTGGTAAACATTATGAGATATGCTGGGCTTTTCTTAAAGATGGTAAAGTTGGTGGATTGTCAGAACCCAAAGTTTATACTATAGCCAACAACAACAAAGGTATTAAGGTGTCCTTTTTAGGTTGGGATGACTTAGTTATACAAGCAGATACATACAACACAGCAGATAAGGTTGCTACACAGTGGGAGGGTTATCGTAAAGTTGTATATTGGAACAAGAACTTTGATCAGAATACCGGTGAGCGTAAAGGTTTACCGTGCTGGTTAGCAGTAACCAAAGGTGGGGGAACCAGAAACTCGTCTGCTTATTTAGAAGTTGCAATAAGTCCAGATACAAGTGCCTTTCAAGAAATTTTAAACATTAACCAGTTGGATAATGGATCAAAAAGATACATTGAGATTGATGGTTTACACCAACAGATTAGACCATACCCACGTGTTAATGGGTTTGACTTTGAAGTTGTTCAGATTAAAGATGGTGGTGGTACTATTACAACATTCCACGATTACGTAAGAGAGGGGATTATGCGTATATACAAAAAGCCCCAGGACCTTTTACTATCAACAGATGTACCACAAATGCCATACGAGTTTCACCAACTAATTGTTTACAAAGCATTAGAAGATATATACCTTAAACTTGGTCAACAGCAGTTAGCAACTACTTATGAACGCAAGTATCTTAAAGAGATAACAGTATTAGCAAAAAGATATGTAGACAAGGTTGATCAACGTGTTCGACGTGGACAGTTTCACTTTGCCCATAGTCGCCCAACCTATGATGGAACTACTTTACGGAGACTGCCGTGAAGTCGCAAAAGTTAAAAAAGTTTATTCCATTAGGTGGTATTAATAGAATACTAACTCCACGAATCGGTGATGCAGAAACAGTATTAAACTGTAGAATGTCTGTCGAGGGTGGATGGGTGGCTAATGTTGGTTTTCAATCTTGGTGGAAAAGTCCAGCATCTTGGACTGTATCTACAGCCACATTGCAAAAGTACTTCGAAAAACAAGTAGACAGTTGCTACCAATGGAAACGACAAAACTCTAATGATGTTTATACTTTTGTTGAACAGAATGGTGTGTTGTATTATGTGCTAGGAAACAAAGGACAAGGTACTACATACGCTGGTACATTCTATGAAAAAGATATAGAGATTATTGATAGTAATAGATACGTACCTAAGTTAGGTGATACTTGTACACAGTATATAAACTTAGGTAATCACCTACTAATTATTAATGGACGTGACAGAGCCATATTATTTAGTGGTCATAAAACATATAGAGACTTTGGTTTTGCTATTGGAAGTCCAACAGTATCTCCTTATGATGTAGATACTGAATATTTTGAAGATAAAGTACTTAAGGGTACAGCAATAGCCTACCCGAAAAGTACAGTGTTTGGATTGGGTCAAGCAACACCAGAACAATTATATACATATCGTTATAAATTAACTACTATTACAGATACAGGTGCGGAGTCACCTTTAAGCGGTGAGCAAGAAGTTTCGTGGGAAAAACCCTCTGGTGCTTCAACTAGACGATATGGAGTAGCATTAGACTTGCCATTAGGTGAAGAGGGCTGTGTTGCTCGTCGTATCTATAGAACAAAAGAAATTAATACAAGTGGTGGATCATATTATTTTCTAAAACAAATTGATGAAAACAGCAGTCGTTTTTATATTGATACATTACCAGATAGATACCTGGTTGATCGAGCGCCTGATTTAATTGCTAGTACAACAATTACTACTGACTTTAAGGTTGGTGAAAACTGGGATAACCGTCTTTGGTTAGCAAAAGGAACTGAGATTATATACTCTGATAGAGGTTTATTCGAACAGTTTGGTGTCTTAAGTTATTTTGAAGTAGGTACATTGCGAGGTGGA